ACATACTATTCCCCACGAACTAACCAATTCCCAACCCATTCCCCCCGAATCACCCAACTCAGAACCCATTGATACCCCCACCCCTTCTCAAAATTCCGACCCTGAGAGTGATAAATAAAATAGCGAAAATTTGCAAGTACGATTTGGTACCATCTTGTATGGGGATATATACCAACTTACAGCTATGTATACCTAAACTCTATAAACGTTTATGGAGTTTGCGGTATAGGTTATAGAATATGTGAAATGGTCAGTGTACCAAAGTTCACCAAGAATTCGACATTTGAGGAGTGTATTGGGGTTATGTCACCGGTACAGAGGGATATGTTTATTTTGATTGATGAGTATTGGAAGAAGTTCCAATATAGTCCTACGTTGAGGGAGTTGGCGTACTTAAGGGGGAAGATGGGGATAGGGAATACGAAGCGGATTGTGGACCAGTTAGTTAGGATTGGCGCGGTGAAGAAGGTAGGTAAGAGAGGACGTACGATTCGGCCTATATATATCAACTTTCGGAACTTGGATTAAATGAGGGTTGATTTAAGTGAGAATGAATTAAGGGTGGCGCGTATGGTTGCGGTGGAGAGGCAGTTATATGGGCGGAAGAATTATGAAGATAAGAAGAAGATGGATGACGGGTTTCAGGCGGATGTTGATGGCATGGTGGCTGAGATGTGTTTTGGGAAGTTGTTTAATTATTATGTGGATACGGGGTTAGGTAAGAAGAAGGCTGACTTTGTTTCGAGGAAGGGAGAAACGATTGACGTAAAGAGTACGAGGTATAAGACGGGGAGGTTGTTAGCGACGTTAGATAAGAAGAATGACCCGTGTGATCTTTATGTTTTGATGGTGGTTGATGATCATGGCGCTTGGTATAGAGGGTATGTAAGGAAAGAGGAGTTATTTAAGGAGTCAAACATTAAGGACTTGGGAAGGGGTTTGGGATACGTTTATGAAATTAAATGACTTGATACAGAAGCTGCCTGTGGCAGAGCAGGAGAAGTTCTTGAGTCAGGTCATGGCTTATAAGACTGCTTTAGAAAGAGAGCAGTGCCAAGCGAAGTTCATGAAATACGTGAAGAAGATGTGGCCTGGGTTTATTGGTGGCAGGCATCATGCTTTGATGGGACAGAAGTTTGAAGAGATCGCTGAGGGAAAGATTAAACGGTTAATTATTAACTTAGCACCAAGGCACACAAAGTCTGAGTTTGCGAGTTATTTATTACCGAGTTGGTATCTGGGTAAGTTTCCTAAAAGGAAGGTAATACAAACATCGAACACGGCGGACTTGGCGGTGAACTTTGGAAGAAAGGTTAGGAACTTAGTAATGAGTGAGCAGTACTCGGAGGTATTTCCTAACGTGTCTTTGAGGCAGGACAGTAAAGCCGCAGGTCGGTGGGCGACGAATCACGACGGCGAGTACTTTGCTATTGGTGTAGGTGGTACGGTCACTGGTAAAGGTGCGGATCTTTTAATTATTGACGATCCACACTCAGAGCAGGAAGCCACACTAGGCGATCCTTCTGTATTTGATAAGGTCTTTGAGTGGTATACGTCAGGTCCAAGACAGCGTCTTCAACCTGGCGGGACCATAGTTGTGGTCATGACAAGGTGGTCGGACAGAGACCTTACAGGGAAGATAATTAGCGAAGCAGCTAAAAGGGAAAAGCATGAAGAGTGGGAAGTCATTGAACTGCCTGCCATTATGCCAAGTGGTAATCCTTTATGGCCGGAGTTTTGGTCCTTAAAGGAACTCGAGGCTTTACGGGAAGAACTTCCTCCGTCTAAGTGGAATGCACAATATCAACAACAACCCACGGGAGAAGAAGGTGCCATTATTAAAAGGGAATGGTGGCAGCTATGGGAGAAAGACGACCCGCCGCCTTGTGAATTTATTATTCAGAGTTGGGACACTGCATTTACTAAGAGTGAGCGAGCTGACTTCTCAGCATGTACAACATGGGGTGTGTTTTATAAAGATGAGGATAAAAGAGACGCTAACATCATCATGTTAGATGCCTTCCAAAAAAGGATGGAGTTCCCAGAGTTAAAAGACAAAGCCTTAAGTCACTATAAGTATTGGGAACCTGACGCTTGTATTATCGAAGCTAAAGCCGCTGGCGCGCCGTTAGTTTTTGAATTAAGACAAATGGGAGTGCCTGTTTCGGAGTACACACCCGTCAGAGGAAACGATAAGTTTGTACGGATTAACTCCGTATCGGATCTGTTTCGATCAGGTAAAGTGTGGCGACCAGATACCCGCTGGGCTGACGAAGTCGTTGAGCAAATGGCGGCATTCCCTAATGCAGAACATGACGACCTCGTAGACTCAAGTGTTCAAGCACTGATACGATTCAGGCAAGGCGGCTTCTTAAGACTGGCATCTGATGAGGAAGATGAGCCGCAAACCTTTCGACGGAAAGCCTATTATTAAGGATAGACCATGTTAGATAAACCTCTTGAACCCCTGATGTCTGACGACGCAGAGATTGAAATTGAAATTGAAAACCCCGAATCCGTAACCATTGGCATGGATGGACTTGAGGTTGTCTTAGAACAAGGCGAAGAAACCGCAGAAGACTTCGATGCAAACCTGGCTGACTATATGTCGGAGTCAGAACTTCAAACCTTGGCGTCTGATTTAATGGGTGAGGTAGACGCAGATATTGGATCCAGAAAAGACTGGGTTGATATGTACGTCAAAGGCTTAGAAGTCCTTGGTATGAAATATGAAGAGAGAACAGAACCTTGGAACGGTGCCTGTGGCGTTTTCTCTACCTTATTAACAGAAGCTGCCGTGCGGTTTCAATCAGAAATGATTATTGAGACCTTTCCTGCACAAGGCCCAGTTAAAACTGAAATCATCGGCCAGATAACAAAAGAAAAAGAAGATTCAGCAGAACGTGTTCGTGACGATATGAACTATCGTTTAACCGAAACAATTCCTGAATACAGACCTGAACATGAACGGATGTTGTTTAACTTAGGACTAAGCGGCGCTGCTTTTAAAAAGGTTTACTACGATCCTAATTTAGGACGTGAAACATCTATATTCATTCCGGCTGAGGATGTGATTATTCCTTATGGCTCATCAGGAGCAAGGACAGCGGAACGCGTCACGCATACGATGCGTAAGACAAAAAACGATATCCATCGATTACAAGTAAAAGGTTTTTACAGAGACGTAGACCTTGGTGACCCGATAAAAGTTATCAACGACATCGAAGAAAAGAAAGCCGACGAGACAGGGTTTTCAATTAATGACGATGATCGATATCTCATTTGTGAGATACAAGTTGACTATAACTTACCTGGTTATGAAGTCGAAGATGACATTGCGGTTCCTTATATTGTTACGATTGATAAAGGAACCAACAAAGTTTTATCGATTTATCGTAACTGGCGTGAAGGTGATCACTTATATAGGAAGCGCCAACACTTAGTTCAGTACGATTATGTCCCTGGATTTGGAGCCTACGGGTTTGGTTATATCCACCTTATTGGAGGATATGCTCGAGCAGGTACGATGTTGATCCGTCAGTTGGTAGACGCAGGGACATTATCTAACCTTCCCGGAGGTCTTAAGTCTAGAGGACTAAGAGTTAAGGGTGACGATACCCCGATTGCACCAGGCGAATTTAGAGATGTTGACGTACCTAGCGGTGCTATTAAAGACAACATCATGACGCTTCCTTATAAAGAGCCGTCAGAAGTATTAGCAGGTTTATTAGACAAGATAAGCGAAGAAGGCAGGCGATTAGGCTCAATTGCTGACATGAAAGTCAGTGATATGTCGTCCCAAGCTCCAGTCGGAACGACCTTAGCCCTTCTAGAAAGACAGCTAAAGACCATGAGTGCCGTGCAAGCGCGTGTTCATGCGGCGATGAAACAGGAATTTAAGCTGTTAAGGGACATTATTCGGGACTACACCCCTGAAGAATATGCCTACATCCCTGAAGGAGGTAACCGAAAAGCCAAACAAGAGGACTACGAACACGTCGATATCATCCCTGTCAGTGATCCAAACGCTGCAACCATGGCGCAAAGGATCATGCAGTACCAAGCAGTCATCCAATTAGCGGCGCAAGCACCCCAAATTTATGATTTGCCCCAGTTACACCGGCAAATGATTGAAGTTTTAGGGGTGAAAAACGCCGATAAGTTGGTTCCTTTACCTGAAGATCAACATCCTAAAGACCCTGTATCAGAAAATATGGCGTTTTTGCGGATGGAACCCACCAAAGCGTTCATCTATCAGGATCACGACGCACATATAGCAACGCATATGTCCTTTATCCAAGACCCAATGATCATGCAGATGATCGGCCAGAACCCTATGGCCCAGCAAATCGGGTCAGCAGTGCAGGCTCACGTCGCAGAACACCTGTCTTTCCTCTATAGGAAGAAGATTGAAGAACAAATTGGGGTTCCTCTACCACCACCTAACGAAAAATTACCTGATGACGTAGAGGTAGAGATCTCAAGACTGACCGCACAAGCAGGCGCGCAGCTCTTACAGATGAATATGGCCCAAGCCAAACAGGCTCAAGCTATGCAACAAGCCCAAGACCCCATGGTTCAAATGCAGCAAGCAGAACTTCAAATCAAAGCCGAAGAAGTTAAACGTAAAGCCGCAAAAGATGCAGCAGATATTGCACTTGCCCAAGCCAGATTACAGGTTGAGCAAGAACGTATCGCTGTTGAAGCACGTAAAGAGCAGCAACGTATCGCGGCTAAATCATCTGATTTTGATAAAAAGTTAAAAGCTGACATTCTAACTAAACTAAGGTAATTAGAATCGTGAGAGATTTAACCATCGGCATGGCGGTGTATGAAGATTATGATGGCGTTTATTTTACTATTCAATCTCTTCGTTATTATCACCAAGACGCCGATGTCTCTCGAATTAAATACCTTGTTATTGATAACTGTTTAAACGGAACCCACTCAAAACATATTGAGAGTTTTTTAAAATCTTATGTTCCAAACAGCAAGTATATAAACACAGACAAAATAAAAGGAACGGCGGTTAGAGATTTAATCTTTGAAGAGGCTGATACGGAATATGTGATGTGTTTGGACTCACACGTTTTATTAGAGCCTGGTTCAGTAAAAAAACTCTTAGAGTATTACGATAAAAACCAAGACACAAAAGATTTATTACAAGGACCACTTGTACACGACGACATTTATTTAATGTCGACGCATTTTGAGCCGCGATGGAACGAAGGAATGTTTGGTGTATGGGGGTTCGATGAGCGAGCAAGAAACAAAGATGGTGAACCCTTTGATATACCTGCACAAGGTCTTGGATTGTTTACATGTAAAAAGGATGCATGGTTAGGATTTAACAGAAACTTTAAGGGTTTTGGCGGGGAAGAATTTTATATACACGAAAAGTTTCGTCAAGCAGGGCATAGGGCATTATGCCTTCCATTTTTACGATGGATACATCGATTTGGCAGGCCTAATGGGACAAAATATAACAATGTGTGGGAAGACAGAATAAGAAATTATGTAATAGGGTGGTTAGAAATAGGTCGTTCAGTAGAAGATATACAAGAACACTTTTCCAAAATTATTGGAGAAGAGAAAACAAATGAAGTAATAGAAAAAACGATGAAAGAAATGGGCCATGAACTCTGTGTTTGATCTTCTTCAAAAGAAACTACAAGACCGCATTCAGAATTTGAATGA